ACCTTCGGGAGACTATCGAAACCGCTTACGACGCGGCTGACGAGGGCTATCAGTCCACCGAGCCCGCTGACAGTGGACAAAGTGATCGTGTTCGCGATAATCTTGGTCGCTTCGTACCAAAAAGTACGCAGCCGGATGAGCAGTCTACGGACCCAGCCCCGGAACAGGATTTAAGACAAGAGGCCCAGCCCCGGCCACCCGAGCCAGCCCCGCAAGGGAGAAGCACTCAGGTTCCAGAGCACTGGAGCGCGGAACTGAAGGCGGACTTCGCCAAACTCGCCCCCGAAGGAAAGGCCATCCTTCTCAGGCGGCACGGCGAAATGGAAGCCGACTATACGCGCAAGTCTCAAGCGAGTGCCGGTGCAGTCTCGTTCGCACAGTCTCTCGCGCCAGTTTTCGGCGACCCCGTCATTCAGGGATCGCTCCAGCAGCACGGGTTGAATGCCCTCGACGCAATCAACCAGTGGGCGGGCTTCCACAAACGGGCGATGAGCCCGGATGTGGGAGAACGCATCAATCTGCTGGTCGAACTGACGCAGAACATGGGACTAGACCCAGCCCGCCTATTCGCGCAACCGAGCCCGCCGCCGCAATTGTCCCAGGAGGACATGAACGATCCGGCGATCCAGTTCTTTGCCAACCAGCAAAGCAGAACGCAAGGCGAACTACAGGCCCTTCGGGGCGAATTGCAGCAGATGCGTCAGGCAGAGCAGCAACAGCGCGATGCCTATATCCTGGAAGAAACCCGATGGAACATCGACCAGTTTGCGGACGAGAAGGACCAGCAAGGCCGTCCCTTGCGGCCCTACTTCGATGCTGTGGTCGAGGATATCATCGAGTTGTTCAAGGCGGACCCGAACCGCGACCTCCAGGACACTTACGACAGGTGCGTGTGGGCCAATCCCGAGACCCGCAGGCACATGCAGGAGACGCAGCGGCATCAATTCCAGAACCACAATTCGGTCGAACGGGCGAGGCTGGCCTCACGGGGCAACACCAGGGGGATGACAGCCCCGGTGTCGCGGCCAAACTCCTCTCAGACCGGGAATGGTTCCCTGCGGGACGTACTTGCGGCATCTGCGGATGAGGTTGGCTTCTAGGAAACCAGGAGCCTCTTATGGCCGAACCGACCGTAACCCAACTCGTCACCACGACGATCAATAACTATCACAAGCAGTTCGCGGACAACGTTTCGAATTCGAACGCCGTCACAGCCCTTCTCCGCAAGGGTGATCGCGTCCGGGTCATCGAAGGTGGCCGCAATATTGCTTGCCCACTCAGCTACGCGGAAGAAACCTTCGCCTGGTACGCCGGGACGGAGCTTCTTTCCAGGGCTGTGAAAGAGACGATCTCCGAGGCTGACTACGCCCCGGCGAACGCAGTCGTGTCAGTCACCCTATCCGGGCCTGACCTTGCCAAGAACCGGGGCCGGGAGCGCATCCTGAACCTCCTTGAAGGCAAAATGGACAACGCCGAAAGCACGATGAAGAACAACATTACCAAAAGCATCTACGGCGATGGTACTGTTGCGAAATCCTTCCCCGGCCTGAAAGCGTTCGTGACCGATGACGGCACCGGGACAGTTGGTGGTATTGTCAGCGGTACGTGGCCCTTCTGGAAGAACCAGTTCCAGCCGGTTGTCAGGGCTACCGGCCTCCAGTACCCGGCCCTCAAGGCTGGTATGAATGCCCTCTGGCTCAAACTCACCCGTGGCACGGAAAAGCCCGACCTCATCCTGGCCGATGGCGAAGTCTATGCGACGTATGAGAGCGGCCTCCAGGAAAACCAGAGATACGCCGATGCATCTTTGGGTGCTTTGGGCTTTGAAACCCTGAAGTACAAGTCGGCGGCTATGGTCTACGACAATGCAGCCACCGGCCTTGTCGGCGGATACATGCTGAATACGAAATATCTCAAGTTCGAAATCTATTCGGGCCGGAATTTCGAGGCATTGGACCTGCCGGATCAGTCGGTAGACATGGACGCAGTCACGAAGCACATCGCGTTCATGGGTGCGCTTACTCTTTCCAACCGTTCGATGCAGGGCAGGATCGTTCTGTCCGGCACCTGAACACAACGCAGGGCTAGCCTCACGGGGCTAGCCCTTTTCAGGAGACGCCATGAACGACACACCCACCCTAGTCCAGTTCAAGAACGGCTGGGAACGCGACGGCACCAGTCCCGATGGACTTCCCAATTACCGGGGCAACATCATCGTCCGTCTCGACCGCCCTCCGCTTCTCAGCGTCGAACGTGTGGCCGAACAGCAGGATTTCGAGGACTACCCGCTGCCGTTCCAGCTTTTCCAGAAGGAAGAGGCGGCACGTAAACAATCTTATGCCGAGGGCTACCCACTCTGCATGTGGCCCGCCGTCAACGAGGCCGAGTTCAGGATGCTGGTTGACCGCGACATCACGACGGTCGAGCAACTGGCGGGGCTGCGTAAACAGCGGAACCTGCCGCCCGAACTCCAGGAACTCGCCGTCAGGGCTGTCAAGCTGATCGAACTTTCCAAGGGCGCGGCCAAGTACGAGGAGCTTCTTCTGGATCGCGACGGGAGAATATCGGTTCTTGAGGAACAGCTTGAAGAAGCGATGAAGACCGTCTCGGCCCAGAAGACGATGATTGACAGCCTCAGAATGCGAGGGCTGAACTGATGGCATGGGCAAGGCTGGCAAATCTCAACCAGGTCGTCTCCAACGCGGCGATGGAAATCGGCATCACCCAGAGGCCGGTATCCCAGGTCATGAACAGCCCCGACCAGGATATCGCGCAGATGCAGGCGCTGCTTTCGGCGGTTGCGATGGAAGTCATGGAAGAGGAGCCGTACAACACGCTTCTCGGCGAAGGGCTGTGGATCATCGACAACGCGACCGGCGAGTACAAGGAGTTCTTCGACAGCGACAGCGACCTGATCGCTTTCGACCGAAGATTGGCGATCAATGGCCTGAAATGGCGGTTCCTGAAGGGCAAGAACCTCGAATTCGGCGAAGAGCAGCGCGACTTCATCACGCGCATGAACAAGCTGGCTTCCCGCGCGAATGCCCGCGTCCTCGACCTCGACATCGATGAAAGCCGCGTTCAATGAGGGTGGTCCCGGCCAGATACCTGACACCGGACAAGCCGATACTGTCCAAGCGCAGCCCCGCTGCGAAGGTCCAGCATCTGTCGGCACCGCTGAAGGGGCTGTCCCTCTCGTCCAAGCTGTCTTCGGTCGATCCGATGACGGCCACCGTGCTGGAAAACGTGATTATCGAAGAAGATCGCATCCGGCGGCGGTTCGGGATGAGGCTAGCCCTGACACACGCCGCGCATAAGCCGGTCTGGTGCCTGGTGCCCTACTACGGCGGGGCCAACCGCCTGGCTGCCGCGACCGATGGCAAGCTTATCGGGCTGGATGGGAGCGTTTACGCCAGCGGCTTCACCAGCGATGACTGGCACTGGACTTCTTTCTCAAATCTTTCGGCTGTCGAGTACACCGTCATGGTGAACGGCACGGATGGCGTCTGGAGTTGGGACGGGGCCACGACAAGCTCCAATCCCGCCGCCGTCCCGGTGACGAAGCTGACGAAATCCCCCGGCGTGGGCCAGAATGCCGTCGCCACGGTGGGTGCCGCCGACATCTCCAAGTTCCACGAGGGGGACGTTGTCCTCATCGCGGGCGCTGTCGGCACGGGCATGGTGAACGCCAACGGCTACCACACGATCTATTCTGTCGGCGTCCCGGCCAACACGTTCACCATCGCGGGGGCCGACACGTCCACGGGGGCTGCCGATCTGACGACGGGCGTCACGGCTGACCCTCCCGGCACCGGCATCATCAAGGAAGTCGTCACGGCCCCGACCTATGCCACGTACATCGTCCCCAACCAGTTCAACATCGTCGTCAGCCACATGAACAGGCTGTTTTTCGCCGACAAGACCAATCTGAGCGTGTATTACCTCCCCCTCCAGCAGAAATCCGGCATAGTCGCGGAGCTTCCCCTGAACGCCGTCTTCAAGCGCGGGGGCTACATCAGGGCCATGTACACCTGGACCGTGGACGGTGGTGCGGGCCTGAACGACATGCTGGTGGTTTTCTCCAGCAACGGCGAGTGCGTCATCTATCAGGGGCTGGACCCCGACAGCGACTTCTCCTTGCAGGGCATCTACCGCTTCGACAGCCCCATGTCCAAGCACTCGGTCATCAATTACGGCGGCGAACTGCACGTCTTTATCTCGACCGGCTTCGTGCCGATGAGTACGCTCATGAAGGCCGAAGTGGAGAACCTGGGGCTGTACGACAAGAACGTCTATTCGCTGTTTCAGGAGAACTCCCGAAACGGCAGGCAGTTTCCCGGCTGGAGCGCGTTCCTCAACCCGAACACAGGCCGCGCCATCCTCAACATGCCGCAGGGCGGCGCGAACCAGTACACCCAGTATGTCAGGGCCATGCAGAACCCGGCATGGACGCACTGGACGGGGCTGCCAGCCCGATGCTGGGGC